ACATCATACAAAGCTGTCTTTTCTGCGAACTCGACACGCTTATCTTCAGGTACATACGCTAGTAACTCTTCTTTTAGTGCCATTATATCCGTCCTTTGTTGACTCTGCGATTCTCACCGCCCAATCATTTAACACGATTTAGTATGATTTAACATACACTAACCGTATCATTTACTATACACTATACACCTTTTAAGTAATATGTCAAGTGATTAGGATATAAAAAAGCCCCATACTCATATTGAATATAGGGCTTGAACGACAAAGTTGGCGGTCGTTTATAATTCAAATACTTTAGCTAAAATATCTTTATGGTATGAATTGACATAGCCATAGCGTTCATCTTCCACTTTTCTTACTTCAACATTTGATTCAATGCTTAATTTCTTTGCTACTCTACTATATGCTTGAGCTTGTGTAATAGTTGGCTTAATGCCTTTTATATTAGCATACGCAATAACACTAAAGTAATCTTGAACGTATTCAAGTTGCTTTTGTGAAGTCTGTTGAATCTGAAGCAATGGTATAAGTTGCTTAAACATTTCTGCAACAATAGCTTTACCAAAATCAGCTAAATCAGACTTAGTAACAACTTCCGCATTTTGCGTAGGCTGTGCGTTCATTCTATAAATATCAGCGGCATTCTTTCCAAGACCTTGCTCAATTATTACTAAAGTTTCTTCAAGTGTATAATTAGCTGGATTCATTGGGGAGCTTAACGACATTTTGTCGTCAATTGACTGCATTTTGCCGTTAAGCTTCTTAATCCATCTTTGAATACTTGTTACATCTTTCCCTACTGATTCAGCAATCATCTTTGTTGTCATAGACACTCCAAAAAAATGGCTTTACTGATACTCGCTGGCAGCGTTCGGGTAGACTAACCCTAGTATCAATAAAACCATCTATAACTTAACACTAGTCTAAGTGTTTGTCAATCAGCCCTGCCAGAATTGATTGACCTATTTAATATACTTCATTTATGCTTAGTTATCAACTTCTTGCGCTTCTTACCTTAGACACTGGAATATTGCCTCCACGTTCTAGGCGCTGGGTAAATGTCTCGTACGGTACGATACCCTCTCCACGTATACGGCGCTCTTTTGGAGTCTCTCCGTTAATCACAGTTTCCGGATTGCACCTGCAATTAATGTCATGAGCTGCGACGCCTGTCATGCGTGGTGCTGCTCCTGTTGCTTCTGGATCTGACAAGTGGAATACGCCATCTTTATCTGCAAGCTTGCCGTCCATTGCTATGTGACTTTCTCGTGTGCGACTATCAATTGTAGAGTTCCACATCTTGCCATAGTCAACGCCTAGATCATCAAGTAGTAGTAAATGGTCAACATAAGCTTGAGACTGTATGCGCCCGCCTTCTGTCCGTGCTACAAGTACAGCGTTACCAAATGCGCGATCAGTGCGTGACGTTATTTCTTTAGCTATCTTTGCATAAGAATAACCCTGATTTAATCCGCGTGTTACTGTGCCTAGAATATCGTCAGCATACTTGCCTAGATTCTGCTTTACTGTTTCGTCAAAAGCTTTACCGTAGAAGTTAGAGTATAGCGCATCGCTTACAAGCCTGACCTTTGCACCACCTGTTAGTGGTATGCCAAAGCCTTGATTATATGCCCATGCATAGCCGTTGTATTCGGTTGTATAAAGCTTTACTCCACCTGCTTCAAGGTTAGATATGTCAGTCATTGCGCCAATCTTTGCTTGCTCTGTTACAAGATCATTAAGCTTTTTCATGCGTCCATATTTGAACGCTTCAGCCTTTGAGACATAAATGACATTGCCAATTTCAGCGCTCTTGACTGGTGTTATACTTGCTTGATCCCATAGATCACGAACGCCTGTAAGGATCTCTTTGCGCCGTGCTAAGTAATTAGCTTTTGTAAGCGCATCAAGATTAGCAAGCTCTGCTTCTATGAGTTTAGCTATCTGATCTAGTAGGCTTTGTACTGTCAATTAGTATCGTCCTCTATATCTTCATCATTGCTAGATATATCGTTGCTTGAATCATTATCGCTATCGTTGTTTACTTGCTCTACATTTTGCAGAACCATTGTATTTGCTAGCCTATCAAGTTCTTCCTGAATGTTAGGCACAATGTCACGGGGAAATAGTCCGATAATAGATTCGTCGGAAAGTATGCCTTTAAGGTTGCCTGCTGTTACGCTTAGCGCTTCAAGATCTGAAGGAATGTTACGCTTAAATGAAATAGTTACTTGTTCCGGGGTGTAGTTTGTTATGGTCTTTGCATTTTCAAGGAGCATAAAGCGTCTTTGTAGTCCTTTGCTAAAATATGCCTCAATATCGGCTGCCTTGAACTCCATAGGAAGCATCTTCATCTTTAATGCTATTCCGCTTGAAACTCCTAAGCTATCGTCATTAGGATTTATTACCATAGCTAGATCATATATTAAACGCTCAAATCTATCTGCGCTTTCTGATATATCGTTGCCACGTGAAGGCTTTGTAATAAAACCTACAGCGTTGTTAACGTTGCTTACTTCACCGCCTTGACCTAATCCATCAAACATCCTTATTTCTGCTATTCTCTGATCTGCTGTTTTGCCGTTTTCATCTTTAGTTACATTGTCAATTTTCTTTAATAGTGCAAGGTAAGCATTTGCAAAGCGTTCATTCTCGTTTGCATAGTTTGAGCTTATTATCTTGTCATGCTCGTTTATAATAGGAATAACTTTTTCAAACAATGGGCGTCTATCAGCATTAATATAAAATGGAGATACTGGAACCGCATTAAATGGATGGTCTTTCCTTCCTGCCTCTGTCCATATTCCATTATTAAGTGACTCATACTCTACGTAGTGATCTTTATAGTAAATAGTCATTATATAAGTCTTAGTCATTGTTAGATCGTCTGATTCAGTTGTAACTATATGCACAAAAGCAATAATCTTTTCATCTAGCGTATTGTCATATACCACACATCCAGTTTCTGGACGAATACGGTACTGCCTGATTGTCTTTGCTTCCTCATCTACCCTTAAAAGCTCATAGCCTACTCCACAAGTAAGCGCATCCGTGGCAATCTCACCTGTTTTAAGAGGCTCATTGTTAGCCATAAATAGTTCATTAAGTTGCTCAGCATACTTGCCACTTGTCTGATAAGTGATATAGTTAGGCTTGAACATATAGCCTTTCATAGTGTCAACTATCTTACCTACAAAAGCGCAAGGAACTCGATTATCTGGCTTTGCTTTATTGGTTGCATCTATAATTGCTGGATTATCTGCCTCGTAATATCTATGGTAACCTAGAAACACACGTGAGTCTGAAGCGATTCTATTATTTATAAGCTGTATTTGTTCCTGTGATAATTCACCATTTTCTTGAAGTGTCATGTCGTACCTCTGTATGAAATACTATACACATATTAAGTATTTTGTCAAATACCTATGCTTGACGGGTCAAAAGTGCTTATGCTTAGCGTATCACTTGATCCTATGTCATGCTGCAACATATATCGTACGCTATCGATACAGTTATGAACTAATATGCCATTTGCAAAAAATTCGTGTTCGCCTTCAACTGTTATATCATAAACATCATGTTTTCCATTTAGAAGTACTAGCTGCACATGTCCTAGAGCAAAATCTTCTTTTATCATATTTTGAGCATATATATTCTTTGCTGCAACATTCACATATTTTAGTAATATTATCATATCCTTGATCTCTTCTATACTTAGACTTACACGCATTACTGCAAAATCTTCCACGAATATTCTTTCTATCCCCGATATATTGTTTATTACAACATTGGCATGTCTTTTCAATAGGCTCTTTTTTAATAAATCCAATATCTTTTGCATGCTGTTTATGCCATTCGATGCCTTCTTTTGATGCGTGCCACGCCTTTGTTTTATCTCTAATATTGTCAAGATTTTTACACATCTGGATATATCTTTCTTCAGTAATTTCATGAAGACCACTATGTTTATGTTTATCAACTTTCTGTAAATTGCTAATTTCATTGTTAAAGGTATTACCGTCAATATGGTGTATAACCATTCCTTTTTCAATTTTCCCATGTAGTTTTTCCCAAATATATACATGAAGTCTTTTTCTAAGCGCTCCATTTCTGTAATATAATCTATCTTCTCTGCGCTTTGAGTCTTTCCATCTTCTAAAGATATATCCATCATATTCAATACATTCTGGTGCTTCCATAAATTACCTCGTTGTTCTAATAATGGCATACCATAACTAAGCGTGTCAAGCCTTCTAAAATAATCACCTGAATAAATATAATGGTTGTCTGTACATATTAAGATTTTTCCGCTTTTAGTTATAAGTTTATATGTTTGCTTGTTTATTCCAGATTTCCATTGCTGCAAGCACTTTCTATATCCATTTCTGGTTAGTATCATATCGCCTATTTTAATATCTTTGATTTTAACATTACCGTTTATAGTAGCTATATATGTATCACCATGCAAGCAATGGTTGTCTTTATCTGGATAGCGTGATATTACAATGCCATTTCTATCCACGTCTAAGGCATAGTTTACAAACTCTTTTGCTGCTAATGGACATCGTATAGGGTCGATTATTATATTTTCAAGATCGCTTAGCCATTTTAATCCATGTTCAATACTACCAGCGCCTTTTTTGCAACCGATTATATTTACCCCATAATCGTCACACATCTCTGAAATACTTTTAGGCTCGGCACTATCCGCAATCGTAAGCATACGCTTTTCTTGAGTGGTTAGCCTTTCAGCAAGCTTCCTGTTTGATATACCGATACCTGCAATCTCTTTGAATAGGTAAACAGTTCGCTTCTTAGCGCTGTAGTGTGCCCGCAAGAATACAACTGGATCAACCGCATAGCCCCAGTCAATGCCTTGCCGTATCTGGGCAAACTCTTTTATTTCTTCGTCTGTTATCTCTCTAATATTGACATTGTTAAATACCTCTAGCCCTGTTCCTGTCTCTTCACCTAGATACTCGTGTCTATAGGCTGCTTCATTTACGGTCTTTAAGTGTTCAGCGTCTACTATGAAACGTTCACCTAGCCATGATTTTGGTACGCTTCTATAGTCTGAATCGTGTACAAGCTTCTTAGCCTTTGGGATCTTTACTTGCTGGTTTACCCATGACCTAGCACTTTTAGGCGGATTAAACGAAAAGAACGCTGTACGCTCATGGTCTTCACCTCTGAATAATGATTGTAAAATATTGCGTACTTCCTCATATCCAGAGAACTGATCAACCTCTTCAAACCATGCGTATTTTATATATCCTTCACCTAGATTGATTGATTTTACCTTTAGCGGATTATCTGCACCCTTGAATATAATCTTTTGCCCTGTAGGTATGTAAATAGCTTGCATAGGCGATACCATGAATCTAAACATACCTTCAACGCCTAGCTTTGTAGCTGCCCATTTCATTTGTCCATAGACTGAATCTCTAAGCTCGTTATCGTAGCGCCTGCATACTAAAGCGTTAGCGCCTGCGTTCCTGATTATGCCTAGGATTATCTCACATGATATGAAGCTTGACTTAGTGCTCCCTCTACCACCCTTACACCATACTTCATCACATCCAGTTGTCTTAATTGCTTTGTGGAGATTATAGAATGATGGTGCAATAGCTTCAGATAGTTTAGTCATTTGTTAATGATACCGTTGTTTCCTTTGCAATTGCTTTAGATGCAGATACGCTTTTATCATGACAATCAATATAGCCTTGTGAATTAGCCTGCATCATCTTTATTCTTGCTAAATCTTCTGCTACAGCTATTTTCATTACTTCTATCAAGTCACATGATGATTTAGGTTTATATTTATCTATTTCTAGTGCTTCTTTCATATCAATAGTAATATTAGAATACTGCTTTGAGCCTTTTACGCCTCTTTCGTTAAGTGTATCTGTAAATCTAACGCGCTTTTGTTTTGCTACTAATCGAACGTCTGAAGGTATTTCTAATAGCTTTTCTTTAAGTACTCCTACAGCCCATCTTTGAAATGGAATTGCTTTTGGCATTGTTGAAATCATACAAAACATTACTACGCCTTCAAGATTTAAGAATAATGTCTGCCTACGTCTTTCTTGTCCATTTATTGACATACGCAAAAAACGTATCTCACTATATCCTTCAAATCTATCTCCGTTCCTTGACATTGTATCGCTTACAGTACGGCTAGGGTTATCATAGCCTAGTGCTTTTGCTACATCTATAGCAGGAATCCACTGTTCCCCGTCTATCTCTTCACGCCGCACTTCAACATCTTCAAATAAAACTACTGCATTGCCAGTTTTCATATATACCTCTTGCATATACTATACATACTTTTAGGTATATTGTCAAATATGTATTTATTCACCTATATCGTCAATGATTGTCACCATGCCAGTTACGCCGATGTCCTGCTTTACGCTTCCCTCTGTACGCTCTAGGTATATCTTCATAGCGTTAGTATCGCCGTCTACTGCCTTTAATATGATCTTACGGTATATCGCTTCCTTAGCCGATACTGTCTCTCCAGTGTCTAAGTCAACACGCATTTGCTCGGCAAGGGCTGCTAGAGCTATTCCGCCAGTGCGTTCTATAGGCGGTCTGCCTTTAAGGTTGTTAGTAGTCCCCTTTTTGCATCCCCGCTTTTTTTTTGTTTCTTTTTGTTTATCTAAAACTGCCATAATTACACCCCTATAAACATTGAGTATTATTATAAGCTCTTTTTGTTATCGTGTCAAACAAAAGCAAAAACCGTTATTTCTACCGTCTTAGTCTACTTCAATACTGTTACTGCTACTGATTCAAGTACGGCTAATCCATCCTGTTCCTCGATATAATCTAAGGTCTTCATGTTCCTGTTGTTAGCTCTTACTACTGGATTATAGTTCTTTCTATATCCATACTCGCTGTAAAGCATCTTCCAGATATCTGCAAATTGCTCATTGTGCTTATTAGCATATTCTCTTACAAGTTTGTTTATGTGCATACGTGGCGATATTTCTGGAGCTGGTAAAAGTGCTTGTCTTTCTTCTACACGCTTTTCAATAGTAGATACTCTTGTTTCCATGTTTTGCATTACCATAGTTACAATGCCTGCTATTAGTTCCATGTCTCGTTTAGTAAGTGTTGAATCGCTATTTACCACTTCTTTTGGTTTATTCATACTCATACGAAACAAGTCGCAAGCGTTTTGTCCCATACCTTGTTTAATGATAGCAAGTGTTTCTTCTTCATTATAATCAACAGGGATACCTGATTTACCTACCGACGCAATTTTAGCGCCGATCGACGCAATTTTAGCGCCGGTTACTTTTGCCCATCCCTGAACTGTTCTCTCTGCTTTGTTTACTGCTAAAGCAATTTCTTTTGTTGTCACCTTAATGACTCCTAATAAAAAAAGCCTTATTGAAACCCACCCACAAAGTGTTCAAGGGAGCCACCCTTTGGTTTCAACAAAGCTTCTTAATATACTAACGCTAGGCTAAGCGCTTTGTCAAGTATTTTGTGGTTATCTGACATATCTAATATACTTAAATACTACAAATATGTCAAGTAATACTTATTATCTCGCTACTTCTGTCATTCTTTCAATCTGTTCATTAAGCCCGTTTATAAGCAAGTCTTGATTCTGCATCCATAATTTATTATCTTCTATCTGCTTATCTAATGAAAATATATGCATATCTAAATTGCGAATAGAAATATCACGTTCTAGCGCTATAGAATCTTTCTTGTCTAGCTCTCCTAGTACCATGTTAAAAAGCTCTCGCAGATCTTCTACTACGCTTACGTCTATCTTTGATTTGTCAAGGTAGATCTTATCAAGCTTATCTGTTATCATGTCTTTATAGCAGTCGCTAGTTTTCATTTTTCACCCTTGTATTGTACTGTATACCCAAAACACTTATAATTATGTCTTACTGCATAATATAAACGCTTTGCATTTATCCCAATCGCTTCAGCCGCTACAATCATACTTTCATATTCTGTACTACCTAATTCGTTGCTAATTATAACACGTCTAGCAGTGTTTTGTCTAGGTTTATGTATCTTTTCGGCTCGCTTTCTTTCGTGTTTGCTTTGCACAATTTGTGGCTTACCGTCTACTATAAAGTATACTCTATTACCATAGCATCTATGCCCATTTTTACAGCATATTGCAACATAGCTAGCACCACATTTTAATACTGTTGCTAATGCGCTTAATGATGGGTATTCTGTCTCAGTCCCCTTAAAGTCTACCATCATGACTTTCTTGCATGTGTTTTGTTTTTTATGCGCTTTAACTATCATTTTTTCTTTTTCTGTCATGCGTGGCGGCTTATCTTCCCCTAGATACCATACTTCCCAAGCTCCAATATTTTCACCACGCTTTATATGTAATGCTAGAGATGATGGATAGATATTAAAGTACTCTGCCATTGCTATTTGGGTATCCCTTTCTATAGTCTCTCCTGTTTCCGTATTATAAGCTGTTACTTTTTTAGCTTTACGCTTGCTTCTTGAGTCTTGTATTTGCTGTATACTTATTTTTTTTTGTTGTACTGGCATAATATTCCATTCTTTTTCTCTTACCCAATAGTATCCGTTTGTAATAAAACCTCTATAGCTTCCTGTAGATATTCTAGCAGCATCTTCCCGTTGCAATTCCCTTGAATAACAATACTTTTCTAATGTTTCTAATGTTGAAATATTTATTTTAAGTATAGGATTTTTTAGCGCCTTTGTATTTATATTAACGCCTCTATCTTTATATGACTCATGGCTAGCTACGCTTTGTATTGGATTTGCAGTGCATCCGTTAGCAATTCTACGCTCTGCACTTATAATATGCATGAATGAAGGATTATACTCCATCTTTAGCCCGCTTTGTACGCTTTAGCTCAATGTTAGGCGCTACGTTACCACCGCCAATATTATAACAAAGACAGTACTGTAAAAGTGAGTTATGACTACCCTTTCGGATATGGTCGTCAATTAGGGTTGCACCCATGCGGATATTATTCTTTTTCTTGTTTGATTTCATGTAGCTTTCCTCTCCAATATACTAATTTATCTTGTAGGTCTGATCGATTTAACTTGCTATGCTGGCAGCTAGCAAGAGTTAATAAGTCCATAAATTGTTTAGTATATGTGCTATACATCCAATCAGCGTAAACAGCCTCATTACCTTGATGATGTAAGAAGTGGCACTTTGCACACATTGCATGTGCGTTTAATTCATGCCATCTAGTCGCTGGTCTTGCTTTCTTGCCCCAGTAATGTGAACATTGCAAGTTTTCGGTATTACCACAAATAACGCAAGCACCGTCACGGATACGGATATACTCATTAAACGCTTTGTCTATCTTATCACGGATCTGCGATATTGTTTGCGTTTTCTTTTTAGGCTTAAGCGCTCTAATTGTTTTTCCTTTAGGTTTTAGCATTTGTATCTCGGTGCGTCTTTAAGTGTCTCTACTCTAATATCAAGCCGCCCATCGTACTTAGCAATGTTATCCATACAATTACAAGTATTATTAAATGGGAATACTATAAAATAAGGAGCATCATTATTCCACATTGCAACCGCTTCATTTTCTTTCGGTATCCACTTTTCGATAGGCTCTGCGTATGACCACGGTGTACCATCTTCATCTATAAAAGGATAATTTGTTTTACAATTGTACCATACAATTGGTATTATAATTTTATTCGATTTTTCGCTTCCTTCCCAAGCTCGACACTTAATGCCAGGTGTAAACCATTCAGGCGCACCTTCAGGCTTTACAATTTCATAACTCATACGCTTTCCCCTTTAGTTATAAAGTCGTCTATACAACAAGCTTTCTCTAGCCTCTTTGCTTGCTCGTGGATAATCGCATCCATCTTTATAGCTACGTTTATATCACTTTGGTATTCTTCTACAAACTGCCTAAAATGTTCATTTATTATTGATGGGCAGTAAGTATTAATAGCCTTTGCTATTATATCAGCTCTTTGATTTTGTTTACTAGTCATTTTATCCCCAAATATTCACGTACTTTAATAGCTTGTTCTGCACTATTACAATTTACCTGCTCAACATGCCCATTTACAAGGTACTCTATGACGTGCCACTCTCTACCAGTTTCATCTTCTACCTCAAAAGTAGCTAAAACCATAACCCTAGGTTTTCCCATTGGTACAAGTCGATTTACTAATAACAAACCATTAATAGCTAGTAAAAAAAGTAAAACTGTTATTTGATAGCGTGTTGTTAAAGTCATTTATTTACCCGCCTTGTCTTGTAATTCTTTAACTTGTTTTTCTAGTTTATCAATCTTACTAACTAAAAAAGACATACAAAGCAAAGATATACTTGCTAATAATAAAGCAATTGCTGTCATTATTCCACCACCTTTCCGCATGGGTTGCCGTCTGTAAACTTATAATCAGTAAATAGCTTTGAATATTGAGTTCTTCCATTTATCACAATAACATTATCAGTAAAAACATCTGTAATTATATGAAATGTACCATCTTCAATATGAATTACAGCTTTACCAATTATGTTTTTAGCGTCACTAAAATCAAAAGGTACTGATTCTTTTACTGGTTTAATTCTATAGTTTTTATTATCATCAAAATTAGGAGCTTTAATATCCTTCCAGCGTCCAGATAAAGAATACTGAATTGCTTTACCTTCTGCAAATGCTTGACGTTCTTCTAACCAATCATTTTTTTTGCTCATTTGTCACCATCCTTTTTATAGAATGCAGGGAAAAACTGTTGGTAATAACTATCTAGTTTTTTTGTCATTTCTTCCGTTTCTAATTTGTCTTCCTTTTTCCACTCATATCCGTTTTCAGTCTTTATAATCCCGTAGTATAAACAAAACAAGTTTCTGTTTTCTTCCTGTGCGGCATGTAATAGCTTTAGCTTTTCATATATGTTACATCCTACCACCGTTAAAATTGCTAGCATTGTAACAATACCTAGTACACATAAAAGTATACCATCAAACTGATTAAATCCCATATTTACCACCTTTTACTCGCCATCGCCATAGCCAGAGCCATCGCCAGAGCCATCGCCAGAGCCAGAGCCATAGCCATAGCCATAGCCATAGCCATAGCCAGAGCTATCGCCATAGCCAGAGCCAGAGCCAGAGCCAGAGCCAGAGCCATAACCAGAGCCAGAGCCATCGCCATCGCCAGAGCCAGAGCCATCGCCATAGCCAGAGCCATCGCCAGAGCCAGAGCCATAGCCAGAGCCATCGCCATAGCCATAGCCATAGCCAGAGCCAGAGCCAGAGCCAGAGCCATAGCCATAACCAGAGCCAGAGCCATCGCCATCGCCAGAGCCAGAGCCATCGCCAGAGCCAGAGCCATCGCCATAGCCAGAGCCATCGCCAGAGCCATAGCCATAGCCATAGCCATAGCCAGAGCCAGAGCCATAGCCATAGCCATAGCCATAGCCATAGCCATAGCCATCAAGTGTTACTTCTAAAACTTCCATAGTTTTACCTCTGTATCAATTATATTAATAATGGCACGGCTTGGCACTCTTACAGTCCCTACTTTATCAAGCTTTGTTTTTTCTTTGTTACCTTCTAAAGCTAGCTCTCCTAGTCCTCTTTCAGTTCCCCAATATCGAATATTGTAAGCTTTTTTAATAATACAAAATTGATCTGTATAATCAATATCACCAACATAAACAAATCCACGATCACAAACCACAATTGCAAAGCCTCTTAATACCTGTACAGTTTCCATAAAATCCCCTATAAAAAAAGCTTACTGAATCCCACCCGCAAAGTGTTCGAGGAGGCTATCCTCTGGATTCAGTAAGCTTTCTAAGTTTTAGCACTAGCCTAAGCGCTTTGTCAAGGATTTGCGGTCATTTGACGTTTATAATATTAGCACACGTCTTTTATAAATGCAAGAACTATTTTAATTATTTTCTCCTAGCCATAATAAAAATCGTTCTAGTTCTCTTTCAGCTTGATCTTTTCTAGTCATTCCATTCTCATTACTCCATGTATTATTCACCGTTTCTAAATATATATCTACTTTATTGCTAATTTCTTCTATGTCCATCTTTTACCCCTTTATCCAATCAACAAACTTTCTTAGTTGTATTTTAGCTTTATCTTTTTGTGATAATTTATATATCCCTATCTCTTTATCGCTTATTGTTTCTATATATTGATTTATAAGCTTTTCAAGTGTTTTAAGTTCTTCAGGTGTCATCCTTTACCCCTTTATATTGTCTTCTCTATCTATAAAACGTACCTTTGACGGCTCAAAGTCTAAATGCGCTAATCCGATAGAACCGTTTCGGTTTTTAGCAATCAGTACTTCTGTCTCGATCTTGACAGCATCGTCTCCATATTCACGCTCACGGTGTAAAAATAGAACCATATCCGCATCTTGTTCAAGGCTGCCTGTTTCTCTTAAGTCCGCTAAGCATGGACGCTTTCCCTCTTTGTCACGGTTTACTTGGCTTAATAAAACTATAGGGATGTCAAGCTCTTTTGCAAGTCCTTTTATTTGACGGCTTACCTCTGACATTTGATTGAATCTTTCACCTTTACCTTCTGGAGTTATCAGTCCGAAATAGTCGATAAAGATAATCTTAACACCATCTTTATAAACCATGCGTCTAGCCTTTGACCGTATCTCTTGCATCTTTAGCCCCGTAGTATCATCTACATAGATAGGGCTTTCAAAAAGTAAACTTCCTGCATCACTAAGCCGTGAGAAATCAGCTTGAGTCAACATGCCTCGCTTTATCTTGACTGAAGCTATACCTGACACTTGAGATACCAGCCTATCCATAAGTAGTTTCTCACTCATTTCAATACTAAACACACCGCACGGTATTTTCTTCTTTATCGCTATCCTGTCAATGATTGACAAAATCAAGGATGTCTTACCCATAGAAGGGCGTGCGCCTATTACTGTCATCTCGCTGTTATTAAATCCGCCTATAATCCTATCGAGTGAAGGGAAAAAGGTATTCACCCCCTCGATTGCCCCGCCTGTCTTGGCTGCGACCTCGATTCTTTCTACCATCGGAGCTACAAGTTCAGCAATTTTCTTGTACCTAGATCCGCCTATCCCTGCAAGCATCTCGCCTGTCATTTTTTCAATGGTTTCGATAGTTTCGAGCGCTGTGACGGTTTCGTCTTGTCTCATATTGCTTGAAACACCCTCTAAATGCTTAATAGAGCGACGCAGAGCCATATCTTTGACAATTTCGCAATAATACTCAACATTAGCGCTGGACGGTGCATAGTCGCTTAATTTGGCGATTTCTACCACGTCGTAGTTTATCGACCGTCGCTTGAGTTCATCCGTCAAGCTTATAAGGTCTATGCGTACGTCTTTTGCTTCAAGGTCTTTGCATATTGTAAAGATGTCACGGTTTAGGTTGTTGTAGAAGTCTGTACGTGACAAGTTTACTGAATCTAAACATGAGTTGTCTAGTATGATACTAGCTAGTACGCTCTTTTCCGCTTCTGGGTTAAAACTCATTATATTTCACCTTTTATATATTTGGCATTCAGTTATATCAAATGTTTTAACAATAACACCTTCTTTTGATAATACTAAAGTAAGATTGCTTGAATAATATCCATTATTGTATCCATACCCTGGGATTCTTACAGTGTGACCGTTTGAAGGCTTTAAGGCTATACCAAAATCTTCAATTCTTTCAAAAAAAGAATCAATTGAAAGATTAAACAATAAACCTTCAAAATCAGCCATTGTTAAATCATCTAAAAATAAATAATGTGATTCGCAACAATCTTGCTTATGTTTTGAATAAAGGCTAATACCGTTATCAAATTCAATAATATCAGAATCAATGTTTACAACTTTGACTAGTTTCATTTCTTTACCTTCCTGTCCTTAATGTATTTTAGATCATAAACATGCATTTCAAAATTATTCGCTTGACATCTATATTGTATCATTCCTCCTTGAATACTGCAAGAGCAAGGCATCAAGTTTCCACGGTGCCCAAAGATACAGGTCTTACAAGTTCGCTTCATTTGGTACTCCTATACCTATATAATCTTTTAAATGACATTTTGCATCAATACTATCTGGATCAACAAAATCTAGTAGTACAAGGCAATCGCCACTATCACACTCTCCCCATATAAAATTAGGACATTCTCGGCATTTACTGATTATTAGCGTTAAAGTTTTCATACTTCATCCCCCTGTGCATATCCGCACTTACATACTACTACAAACGGCGCTAGTCCGCATTTAGGACAGCCTGCGTCCTGACACCGGTATTGTATCACTCCACCGTACATACTACAAGAGCAAGGCATCAAGTTACCACGGTGCCCAAAGATACAGGTTTTACAAGTGCGCTTCATTTGTCTTTCCTTTCAAGTCATAATTTTCTATCAATGTACATAAATATACTAATACGCCTGTATCAAACTCTGTAGGATTTGCTAAAGCTTCAGTAAGTGTTTGATAAATAAGTTTTTTTAATTTTAGTAATCTTACTAAACTTTTATTCTGTGCTACAAAACGCCTATCCCATTCTTGAAACATTTTTAAATTTTCATTACTTATTCCAGCACAGGCATTTACACAAGCTACAATTCTTGCTCTATTTTCTTCTTGTGGTAAGCCACCTCCAGTGCCTCTGGATTCTGCAATCATTTCACGATTAGCACCCCAAATAAAATCATCAAACTCATTTTCATTACAAAACCAAGGCTCCGGTGTATGTTTCATTTCTTGACTCATACTTCATCCCCCTGTGCATATCCGCACTTACATACTACTACAAACGGCGCTAGTCCGCATTTAGGACAGCCTGCGTCCTGACACCGGTATTGTATCACTCCACCGTACATACTACAAGAGCAAGGCATCAAGTTACCACGGTGCCCAAAGATACAGGTTTTACAAGTGCGCTTCATTTGTTTACCTCATAAAAAGCTTTAGCAAAGCCTTGGCTACACATTGACCGTAT